GGGCGACTTCAGCCACGTTCAGGTGCGCGTTGCCACCGTAATCAAGCGCGACGGCGAGGAGATCAGCCGGTCTTTCCACCGCCACGTTGTGGCCCCCGGTGACGACTACAGCGCCGAGGATGCGAAAGTGCAAGCCATCTGCGCAGCGGTACACACCCAAGACGTAATCGACGCCTACGCGGCGCATCAAGCCTCACAAGGAGCCTAACCATGGCAATCAACTGCACTTGGACCATCAACAACATGACCCACAAGGATGCTGACGGCGGGGTGATCCTCGTCTACTGGTCCTGCGTGGCCTCTGACGGCACCTACTCGGCTACCGAGGGCGGCAAGCTCCGCTGCGAGCCTGATCCTTCCAACCCGGACTATATCCCTTACGCCGACCTCACTCAGGACGACGTTCTCGGCTGGGTGTACGCAAGCCTTGTTGAGGGTGATGAAACCCCCGATGAAGCAAAAGCTCGCGTCGAAGCAAACCGTACTGCGAAGGTGCAAGGTCAAATCGACCGCGCCAACAGCGAGTCCTCTGGGATGCCGTGGGCAGCAGCTAGCTAAGGAGGCAGCATGGATACCTTCTTCGCCATCTTCGACGCCCTGCCGGGGTGGCTTAACGCCATCACGGCATTGGTCACCGCCGCGACCGCCATCACGGCCCTGACCCCTACCAAGACCGACGACAAGTACGTCAGCCTCGCCCTGCGGGTGCTGAATACCATCGCCGGGAATTTTGGCAAGAACAAGAATGCCGATGATGTAGAATAGCCAAGGGGCGGGGTGATGGAGCGCAACAATGATCGACCCGATCACGGCCATCACCGCCGCCACCACGGCGTATAAGACGGTCCAGAAATTAGTCGCGGCTGGCCGCGACATTGAAGACACCATGGGCCAGCTGGCCCAGTGGTACGGCGCCGTCGCTGATTTAAGCGAAGCCGAGCGCCAGGCCAAGAACCCTCCCCTGTTCCGGAAACTGATTGCCTCCAAGAGCGTTGAGCAGGAGGCCATGGAGCTCTTCGCCCACAAGAAGAAGGTCCAAGCCCAGGAGCGAGATCTGCGCGAGATGCTGCTGTACTCCTACGGCAAGGAGGGCTACAGCGAGATGATGGCCATGCGGAAGCAGATCCGCGCCGACCGGGAGAAGGCGGTCTACGCCCAGGCCAGGAAGCGCAAGGAGCTCTTCTGGAACACGCTCACGTTTGTGGTTATCCTTGCACTGGTCGCCGGTTTTGGCGGCCTACTTTATTTGGCGCTGGGAGTGATAAAACAATGATCACGATCGACGGAAAAGAGTACGACCCGGAAACCTTTGAGGGCGAGGCCAAGGTCCACTTTGAACAGGTGGCGGCCATCCGCGAGCAGCTGGGTCAGATCAGCAACCAAATTGGGCAGCTGCAGCAGGCTGGCCTGAACCTCCAGGTCGCCCTGGGCTGGCGTGAGCAATCGCTCATCTCGGCCGTGACGGCGTCTGAGGATGACGACGAAGAGGCCGCATAACCATGACCACTGGGCGAGAAGTCAGCTCCATCAGCCGTGTTGGCACCAGCGAGCCCTTTGAGCTTCAAGTCGCCCGTGGGCAGATTGCTTATCACAAAACGATCTTCAAGTTTGGGTTCAACCCCGATGTCGATGAGATTCTGGAGACCATTTGGGCGGAGGGCGGACTCTATAGCTACCTGAGCGCCGCCACCGTCCTTAAGGTCTCCAGCTCCTCGACAAACGACACTTCTGCGGGCACTGGCGCCCGCACTGTCGAGCTTTTTGGTCTCGATGCAAACTATGATGAGATCAGCGAAACCGTCACCCTCAGCGGTCAGACTGAAGTGAACACCACCCAGTCGTTTCTTCGCATCTACCGCATGGTGGTCCGCTCTGCGGGTACGGGAGGCACCAACGCCGGGGTCATCTATGCCGGTACGGGGACCGTGACCGCCGGGGTTCCCGCAAACAAATACGCGACGATAGCGATTGGTGACGGGCAAACTCTGATGGCCCTCTGGACCGTGCCACGGGGCTATACGGCCTATGTCACGCAGACCGACATCACCGTGGCAACCACTCAGAACAACAAGTACGCCACAGTCTCGTTCTTAGCACGCCCTTTTGGCGAGGTTTTTCAGGTTAAGGACAAGTTTGCTAAATCCGAATCTGGACACAATCAAATTTACACTTTCCCCTTGAAGTTTGAGGAGAAGACAGACCTTGAGATGCGTTGCATCGGGGACAGCGCGGGGGCAGATATCGCCATCGCGGCTGCTTTTGATGTTGTTTACATCCAAAACCGACCCTTTCCTGCCTAGGAGCTAGCAGATGGATGTTGCTGAAAAAGCCCTCGCTGAAATTGCGGCCCACGAGCGTGAATGCACGCAGCGCTACGCAGCGATAGAGCAACGGTTTACCGACATGGGTGACCGCATGGGCAGGCTTGAAGGCTGGATGAAGTGGGCCATTGGCCTAACTGTCGGCATGTATCCCTTCCTCTTTGGCCTGTTCTGGGCCATGCAACGATGAAGTTCGACAAGATCAAGAATTTGGTCGGCGCCATTGCCCCCACCATTGGTTCTGCCCTCGGTGGCCCTCTCGGTGGCGCAGCGGTGCAAGTCGTCGCTCAGGTGCTGGGTGTTGATGCAAAGAACCCCAGGGACATTGAGCGCGCCCTCAGCGAAGCCACCCCAGAGCAACTTGCGGAGATCAAGAAGGCAGAGCTGAACTTCCAAGCACGCATGAAAGAGCTGGACGTGGATGTCTTTGAGCTTGAGACCAAGGATATTCAGCACGCCCGCGAGACCCATAAAGGCGACTGGACTCCGAAGGTCATCGCCCTGGCCTGCATCCTGTTCTTTGGCGGGTACATCTTCAGCGTGACCTTCCTGCCACCGGAGGCGAACAGTGAGGCGGTCATCAACCTCGTTCTGGGCTACCTTGGCGGCGTGGTTAGCGCGATCGTTTCCTTCTATTTTGGCGCCAGCCAGAAGCAGGACTGAGCCCATGAAGACCGGACCCGAAGGCCTGGAGCTGATCAAGCACTTTGAGGGCTGCGAGCTCAAGGCCTACTGGTGCCCGGCCGGCGTACTGACCATCGGCTACGGCCACACCGCCGACGTCGACGAGGGCGACGAGATTGAGCAGGAAGACGCTGACAGGCTCCTGGAGGCGGACCTGGAGGAGTTTGAGCACTATGTGCTCCAGCTCGTCGAGCCTGAGCTCACGCAGCACCAGTTCGACGCCCTCGTGGCGTGGACCTTCAACCTGGGGCCGGGGAACCTCAAGGAAAGCACGCTCCTGAAGCGCCTGAACGAGGGCGACTTCGATGACGTGCCGGCCCAGATCCTCCGGTGGACCAAGTCCGGCGGCAAGGAGCTCCCCGGTCTTGTCCGCAGGCGCGAAGCAGAGGCTTTGCTGTTCCTGGGAGAGGACTGGCGGAAATGTCTAGCCTAGCCCTCAAGGACTTCGACCTCCTCTCCGACAGTGAAAAAGCGGAGGCCATGGCCCTGCTCAAGCGCTACGAGACGCTTGAGAAGCAGGAAAGCGCCCAGAAGGACTTTATGGCCTTCGTGAAGACCCAGTGGCCGGACTTCATCGAGGGCCGGCACCATCAGATCATCGCCGAGAAGTTCAATAAGATCGCCGACGGGAAGCTGAAGCGCCTGATCGTCTGCCTCCCGCCCCGACATTCCAAATCCGAGTTCGCCTCGACTTTCTTCCCGGCGTGGATGATGGGCCGGCGCCCCAACCTGAAAATCATCCAGGCGACCCACACCGCGGAGCTCGCGGTTCGGTTCGGTCGCCGGGTGCGGAATATTATCGACAGCGACGCCTACCAGGAAGTTTTCCCGAGCCTTCAGCTTGAGGGCGATAACAAGAGCGCCGGCCGCTGGACCACCAACGGCGGCGGCGAAGCTTTCTACTCGGGCGTGGGCGGCGCGATCACTGGCCGGGGCGCTGACCTTCTGGTGATCGACGACCCGGTATCGGAGCAAGACGCCCTCTCGGCTACGGCCCTGGATGGTATATACGAGTGGTATACATCAGGCCCCCGGCAGCGTCTCCAGCCGGGTGGGATCATCGTCATCGTCATGACCCGCTGGTCCACGAAGGACCTCGTGGGGCGCGTGCTCAAGAAGCAGGGCGACGACTACGCCGACCAGTGGGACGTGGTCGAGTTCCCGGCGATCATGCCCGAGAGCGAGGAGCCGCTCTGGCCCGAGTTCTGGAAGAAGGAGGAACTCCTCTCGGTTAAGGCCTCGCTGCCGATCTCCAAGTGGAACGCGCAGTGGATGCAGAACCCGACGGCCGAGGAGGGCTCGATCGTCAAGCGCGAGTGGTGGCGGCGCTGGGAGCCGGATCACGTCCCGGCCTACAGCTATGTGATCCAGTCCTACGATACCGCCTACTCCAAGAAGGAGACCGCCGACTACTCGGCGATCACCACCTGGGCGATCTTCCAGCCCGAGGATGAGGGCCCGGAGCAGATCATCCTCCTCGACGCCAAACGCATGCGGGTCGACTTCCCGGACCTGAAGCGGATCGCCATGGAGGAGTACCGCTACTGGGAGCCGGACTGCGTCCTGATCGAGGCCAAGGCCTCGGGCACGCCCCTGACCCACGAGCTCCGGCGCATGGGCATCCCGGTGACCGCGTATACGCCGAGCCGGGGGCAGGATAAGATTGCCAGGATGAACAGCGTGGCCCCGATCTTTGAATCGGGTATGGTCTGGGCTCCGGAGCAGACTTTTGCCGAGGAGGTCATCGAGGAAATGGCTTCATTCCCGTTTGGGGATAACGATGACTTCTGCGACTCGGCGACCATGGCCTTGATGAGGTTCCGCCAGGGCGGATTTGTTACCCTGGACGAGGACTATCAAGAAGAGATGCGGCCGCTACGGCGAGACAGGGTGGTTTACTACTGATGGCTATTGAAAAGCGCGAGCTCGGCACGCAGGACGACCCCGATATCATCCCCATGGGGAATCAGATCGAGGTCTTCCCGGAACCCTCCCGCGAGGACATGGTGCGTGACGCGGCCATGGTCCTGGTCGCCGAGGAGGGGCTCCTGATCGACGACGAGATCGACGCCGAGCCCGAGATGCCCATGGCCGGCCACGACGAGAACCTCGTCGAATATCTGGATCCGAGCGATCTATCCAGCCTGGCCGACGACGTCCTG